ACATTGAGGATTTGATGACATTTTGTATTCGCCCATGTGGTTTCTTTGATGTTGTGCGGCAGTTCCACTTCTCCAATTGTGGATAGTGTCTAATTCGTCGCAACTGGCCTGACTTGTTTCAAGAGCCGATTCAAGTTCTTCCCTGTTTGGTGCTTGACAAAGACCACAACGCTTGCGATTAACTGTCATAAATCTCACCTATGAAAAATATCATACCCTTTGGATAAAGTAAGAATTGCACTATAATAAGCCATAAAGTCATCAGTTCCAATACTTTCTTCCATCAAACTTAATGTGTGTTGCATAGCAAGATAAACATTGGGTTCTTTTGCAATAATCTTGTTCTTATTTGCTTGAATTTTACTTTTTGTATCTTTATACTTTTTAGTATGTCTTTCAATATCTTTAGCAGCATTCGCCATATTACTATTAAGACTAGCCTCTTCCATTTCTTCGGGAGCGTATTTATCGCCTAACTCGTTAAACTCCCTTGCTTCATCAGGGTCTAACTTTAAAATGTCTTTCCACATTTTAATCCCGCCATAAAAGTTGTTGCCACATTTTAGAAATAACCTTGTTATCTAAATTACCTTGGGCTTCTTCCCCGAACTTTTCTCTTCTAGTTTTTCTGTAATCAAAACCAGTTTTTCTATCGCTCTGCCATGCTCTAAAACCATTAGGTGCTTTGTTAGTATTTCTGCGCTTTAGTGCTCTATCAACTAAATTAATGATAGGTAAAGCAGTAAGTCTAATTCCAGTCACTTGACCAGTTAAAGAATCCTTTTCTCCTTCTGGCCCAATCTGAGTAATTTTTCTTGCTAATGCTTGTTCTTGTGGGCCTGACTTAATGGGAAACTCCGTAGCCTTTAATTCAGACCTAATTTTACTTGTAAGCAATCTTCCACCAGCATTCCAATAAGTAGCATCACGAACAACCTTGTTAAAGAACTCTTCAACTGATTTAATTCCATCAATTTCAGTTTCAAAGTTTGGAGGAATGTCTCTAACCTCAACTTCAACTTCCATGTCATCTAAAAACTCAGCCGCTTCTTTCATTAGATAAAGAAGCCCTTTAGGATTAGAAAACTTAGTTTTAGTTTCAGAGAATAATGCCTGATGAGGTGGATTTTCACCAGCAAGCCATTCAGGAGGAACAGCAGTTACACCTTCATTTCTTTCAGCATACCAAGGTGTAGCATAATGTCCTTGAACAAAACGAGGTGCTTTCTTCTGACCTGTTTTGGTCTTTTCTTGCTCAGTAAAGAGAATAAAAGCAGGGTCAAATGCAGGGCCTTTACCGCCAGCATCCTCACCAGTATCTTTCATATCTTCTAAAGTAGAGGCTAACTGCTCAATAAGTTTTGCCTGACCTTCTGTGAATAAATCATTATCAACAAACGCTTCAATGACTTCAAGGAATTGAATAGCCCCTTGACCGTCAAGACCCTTATTTCTGCTACCTGCACGAATATTTCCAGACATATGAGTTTTAAGAAACATATACAGGTTAGGGACACTTTTCACTTGAAGTTGTTCTCCAGAAATACCCTGACAGGTGCTTCTCCAAGTCTTGAAGTTTTCAATAAAAGGAAAGGTTCCCCCTTGGGAAACTTTATTTCCTTTGAAGTCCTTAACATTCTTTTTCTTATCTTCGGGCATCCTTATCCCTCCGCTTCTTCCTACCCCTCACCACTTTATTAAACATAGCGGGGGCAGATGAAGTAGTGACAGTTGCCGCCATTTTAAGTTCGCTATCATCAAATTCAACATCTCTACCTACCGACCTTAATACTTTTGAAAGGAATTTTCTATGTTTTTCTCCATATCTTCCAACTAAGTCTTCTATATCGGCTGGGTCAATATCTCTAAGTTTTTGATTCTTTTTGTGTGTTCTAGCGGTTATTTCCATCCTTGCTAGTTTTTCTTTTGCTTTATCCTGATGCGCTTTATTTTTAATATCCGAAGTCAAACCATCAATAAACCCAATAATAACCTTAACTTCTTCTACTGGCTCTTTACTAACTGTTGTTTTAACACCTATTTCGCCCAATACACGAGGAAGTATTCTTGTTTGAGAATCTGGATGTTTAAGATAGGTTTTTAGTCTATAATAAGTATTATCTGGGAATTGTCCAACAATTGCCCCATATTCTGATGCACTATTAGACATAGGGAATTGTTCTGTTCCCATTCCAGCATGAGTGCCTTCGTGCATAATTGTTCTAATTACAAATTCCATTATTTCTTTTTCTGTGGGTTCCCTTTCTAATTTCTGCTTTAAATATCTATAAATACCCTGATGATTAATTCTGATTTTTTCATCAACTAAATCCTTAAGTTCGGGGGCTTTACCCGTCATCATAGCATTCATCATCATGCTCATTAGCGATGCTGGAGTGTCATGTTTATTTTCAAAAGAATATGCCCCAAACGCTTGAAGGTCTTTATCAAAGTCAATATCATCTACTTTTAGAATATCCAACCATTTAACTAGCAGTCTTCTTCCTTCTTCTTCTCTCATAGGACAACTCGGACTAACAGGTGGTGCTGGAAGTCTTAATGGGCATTTTTGATATTTTGTCACTATTTGCTGACAACGGCGACAATAGCCCGTCATTTGGACACGGCTTTCCACATCTCTTTCGTCAAACTTGACAATTTCTTTCCACATATCAATCTTTCCGAGTAAATGGATTCTTGGGCTTAGGTTTCTTTTTCTTTGCCGCTTCTTTCATAGATTCGGTTCTGTTTCCATCACCGTCAATGTCTATGTAATCAGGCTTTGCACCTTTAGCGGTATGTCCACAAATACATTCGCTTCGTGGTGCATTTCCATCACAATGAGGACAACCGCCCTTATTCAAACATTCTTCGCAACTGCAAGTTCCCATTTTTGCGGTGCAATTGCTTTTTCTAACAATATCTCTCCAACTCATTTTTTCTCACCTGTAATCAAGTCTTTCTTTTGTTTTAGTTCTTCTTCGTCTAAACGCTTTGATTCAGCATCAAACCATGAATCTAAGTAAGTGCATCTTGTCATGTTAATTTCTCCAAAAATTTTTGGCGGAATTTTTTCAAATCTCATCCGTTTGTTGTTCAAATAGACTATGCACTTCTTTAATTGAATCTTCAACCTTGTTTAAATGCTCGTATAACTCTTCCACAGCACCATAAATTTCAAAGTATTCTAACTCCTCACGCACTTTTTCGCTCATAAGATTTGCTTCCATTTCATCTAGGTATTTTCCAATTTCACCCCTATTAATGCTATTAACCATTTCTTTAACCAAATCTCTCAAATATGAAAAAGCCTGCTCATCGCCATATTTAAAATTACGAACAGGTTTGCCCGTTTTTTCATCTCGCCAATAGCCGAATTCGTTTTTAATAATATCTTCCCAATTCATGTTAATCATCTCTTTTCTCAAAATTTTATCTAAACTCATTGACTAGTCTTTGAACTTCTTTGAGTAATACAGGCCTTAACTCTTTATCTACCATATTATCAAAATAATCCATATCACGATTTTCTGTCATAGTATCATCTTCAAATAATTTAGAATACATAGCCTCAACCATAGAATTTACAGTCTCCTGTAATCCAGCCTCAGTTCTTAATTTAAGTATATCCGTCCAATTCATGTTAATCATCTTTTTTTTCTCAAAAAATTTTTGGCGGAATTTTTTTCAAAATTGACCCATATCAATAATATCTTGTAATTCATCAGCAAATCTATCTGCTTTTTGGGCTGCTCTTTTCAATGCTTGTCTTTGCTCTTTACTCACCATTTGGGGGTCATTACTAGCCCCAAGGTCATAAAGAGCATCTTCTATATCAAATAGCATTTTTATAAGCCTTTTTAGACTATCAGTTGGTTCGCCATAAGTTTCTTCTTTTTTAATTTCTTCTTTCCACATAATATCACCTTTAATTTCTCAAAAATTTTTTACTAGTATTCCTCAGACTTCTGCACATAGGCCTTCATAGCCAGTTGGTATCTATGTAATAATTTAATTAACTCAGTAGGGGAAACATCAATTTTTTCACTATTAGGGCCAATATTTTCATTGTGTAGTTTAACTGCTGATTCTAAAATATTAGTCCCTAACCTTTGAAGGTCTTTATGTAAATTTAACATCTGTTTATCAATATTAGAATCAACAATTCTACTTGCAGAAAGAGAATTTGAAGTAGTAATCTCTATGTCGTCCTCATCATCTACAAATCTTATGTTTTTCCTAATCGTATCTTTCCACATAATAATCACTTTTCTCAAAATTTGGGCTGGAATTTTTTCGGCACTTGCGTTCTGGTTTAAATTTTATGAATTGTATAAACAGGATAAAAACTTATTCATTTAAATTTGTTTGTTTAAAGATAATGAGTTTGGCCGCCGTGTAAAGATGTTGTTATAAGAATGCGAATAATAATAATTAAATTAATTTATTTAATAGTATTGTTTATTGTTCAGTATTTCCGATGCCAAACTGAGTTAATGAGGTTTGCACACGGAACGATGTTATGTATTTATTCAGATTTGTGCGAACTTGTTTTAATTTATTCAATATCTCATTAAGTGCTCTTTTCTCATCATTTGATAGTTGCCTAATATCTTTTCTCTGTTCTTTGGCTTCTTCAAGGGTTTCTTTGATTAGGGTGAATATTTCATTTAAATGCTGTCTAGCCTCTTCTTCGGCAGACATACTGTATCATGTTATGGGAGGAAGGCATACCCTATAATACTGGCGGCTTCAACCTTGCTTTATTTAAAGTTAATGCCCTAAAATAGGAGGTTTAAAGCGATTTCATTCAACTCTACATAAATAAAAAATTTTGAAACAAAGCCATATGGTTGTAGATTATGCTTTAGGGGAATAAAATAAATATAGGTCTATATATACGATATAGGCTCCAAAGCGTCCTATGTTAAACAAAAAACTATAGAACGCATTACGCAACCCTTCAAACATTGTTTATAAGCCTCTAACCCCTTTTGATGACGTTTCACCCCTAGTCAATATATATAGATGCCTAATCAACAAAACCATATGGTTGGCTTTGCCAGTGATTTAACGTAACCCCACAGAAGAGGGGCTACGGGGGGAATTGGAGACATCATTCCTCTTCTTGACCTCCTTCGTCGGCTTTCACCGCAGGTGGGGTCATTGATGGGATTTCACCGTTCATGGTTCCATCCCAACGACCTTCTTTGTAGCCCTTAACGAGAGCATCATAGGCCTTTTTGCCCATTGACTGAGCAAGTGCCTCAATATCCTCAAAGGCTCCACCAGTTCGCCCATGAGGGAGAATAACGGTAGTAATCAAGTCAGCGTTAGAAATACCCGCAAAGGCAGCAACGACCATATTCTTCACAGAAGCCGCAGACAACTCTACTTCTTCGGGCAAAGACGATTCTCGGCCTCGGCGGGCGACTGGGAAATCGTCATAAGGACTCCCAATTGAGCGAATTGCTGTCCAATAAGTTGAGCGCAATTCATCGCTTTCCGTTGCATTTCCAAGTGTAATAGAAAGAGAAATCGCATTACCGACATCTCCCCTATCTTCACGGTCTAGCCATGCTAGAACCGCATTCGTGTTCTTTATCCAATTTTTCGCATTCATGATAATCAATCCTCCAATAAAGGTTTTGATGCTCCGTTTTCCCCCCGAAGCAACCCAACCTTACAATATCCTATAAGGTTGTTTTTATGTTACACTCGCAAAGCGAAAAACAACCATATGGTCATATCTTTGAGTAATGACCCGAAGGCCGCCAAATTAGGCAAAGGCTGCCTTTTCAGCACATTCGTTGCAATAGTCGGCAATAATCATCAATTTGTCGTAACTGCAGCCCCAAAGGAACTCTAAGGGGTTTCGCTGGAATTGAAGCCACTTGAGTTCATTGTAGCGTTCATCGGGGCTATTTGGGAATAGAAGTTCAATGAAATCGAATTTGTTTAGGCGGTTGAGAAATTTCAAGTTATCAAGGTAGTGTCCGAGGATATTCCAGTTTATCATGCCTAAAGCCACAAATGGCGCTTAATTTAAGGTTATACCAAAGCATTACCATATGGTGTTGCTTTGCTATAACCCAAGTGGGACGGGAAGAATTACCTCTTTTCTTCCCGCCCCCGTCTATCCCTCTATTCCCTGTTTATTTGGGTCATAGTGTCAAGACGAGAGGCTCTTGACTTTCGGGCCGTTTTTGGGGTGCTACGGACTTCATGCCGCATTTTATGAGACATTGTATGAACGGATTTTATGAGGGTAGGGAACGCCCCATATAAACTCATGATTCTCTTTGAAGGCTTTGATGAAGCGGTCAGCGTCAAAACGCTCATTATCACGACGGAACATGATAATAAAGCGTTCAATGACGGGAACATTAATACCGCCCAATTCTGCTAGGGTTTCTGCTATTTTTTCGTAGTGCCTTCGTTGGAACATGATTAACCGCTTGATAAGCACATATAAGGTTTTATTACCAAAGTATGCAACCATATGGGCTTACTTTGGGTATAATGGCCCGAAGGCTCGCTTATCGCTCAGATTCGTGAGCAGAATCAAGATAAGCAAAGAATCCGCACCTTTTACATTCATAACATTCATTTTCGGGGTCAAACTCCATTTTTCCACACATACCCGGACAAAACATGATTAACATAAAAATTGGCTGATATGAGGTTGCAGCGTTTCACTATAATCAAAGTATGCAACCATATGGTTAGGCTTTGCATTAACCCCCCGAAAGGGGCCACAAGGGGGGAAAACCTTGCAGAATCACTCTTCCTCGGAACCTCCTTCCGATTTGCCCGTATTTACAGGCGGTGGCGTGATTTGGGGAACTCCGTTGTTATCAACGGTGAGTCCATCCCAACGGCCCTCTTTAATGGCCTTAGTCATGTAGGAATGAGCCTTTGTGCGGTAAGAATCAACTAAATCGCTAAAAGTCTCATAAACGCCACCGGTTCGTCCATGAGGCACAATAACGGAAAGAATCATGCTTTGGTGTTCAGTAGGGATTTGAGCAATAGCATGAGCCACACTTTCCTCCACAGTCGCCAAAACAAGTTCCTGTTCCTCCGAAAGCGCAGATTCTCGCCCTCGTCGTGCCGCAGGAAAACCCTCCATAGTGGAGCCAATTGAACGGATAGCCGTCCAATAGGTGCTTCTTAGTTCGTCCGTAGCCGCATTGTCGCCCAAAGTGAGCGATAGCAACACAGCATTCAAATTGTCGGATTTGGGTTGATTTTCAGCCCACGCCCGAACCTTGTTCGTGTTCAATGTCCAATTTTTCATCTTCATGTTTTTCACCTCGTTTTTAAAGTGTCTCCAAGTGTTTTCCCCCCTTGAAGCACCAAACCCCATGCAATAGCATATAAGGTTGATTCCATGCAAAGCAGTAATCAACCATATGGTTGCACTTTGTAGAAAGCCAAGAATAATCGCACCTGTTTGATGAATATCATGCAAAGCGTGTTCGTCGTCCAAATCTGTGAATTGCCCGCCAAATACCCCGAATGGAAAACTCAACTCCAACACGGAATCTTCCGTCGTCGTGAGGAAGCCGTAAATGCCATGCTCAATTTCATGGCTCGCAAAATGCGAGACGGTATTGATGAGATTCGTGAAATGTCCTCCACCAAGCGAGGCAAGGGCCTTGCCGACTACAACCGCAAAGTGGATGAAATCGTGGTGCAAATCCCACGCTCAATTCGTGTCCACGAATTGCCTCTCCGAGACAATCGGGGGTATTGACCAAGATGGGGGCTTCGGCCCCCTCTTGGGCCTTAACAAAGATACGACCATATGGTAATGATTATGCTTTGCACTTAATTAGAACCATATAAAGGCTACACCATAACGGACAGGGAAAAGCCTACATTGGTCTTTTTTGCGCTAATTTGTCCGTTATGGTGGGTGAATAAAAGAAACGCCGCCTACTCCATGCATATCCGACTAACTGCTCCTACTTTGTTTCCATTTTGCCATGTCCCTAGGAACCGTGTCAATTTGTTGCTTTCGGGTCTTACTGCGCTGTGTTTCGGCTTTGTTTCCGATTGGTGTTTATGGCCAATCAACCAAGGGAATGTGAAAAGGTGGGATGAAGAATTGGGTATCTTCAAGTATGATACGATTGGGTCGCACTCACTTTGAACGCTCTAATTGTCTTAAGAGCCATACTGCCGATTTCATGAAGTTGGTTTGTAGCCAACCGCCTTTTGAGCCTTAATCACTTTCACAGGGAACAATTACTCCATACCACTTGGTCGTCATAACTGCTTTGTGTCCCACAACAGGAGAAATCGCCCATTACCCCCGTTCAAAGGGCATTAATGGTAATCCCCTCCGAGGGGAGCGACCCCCCGAAGCAATAGAACCTCATGGTTAGCAGATAAGGTTGTTAATGTGCAAAGCAATCATCAACCATATGGTAATGCTTTGTAATACCCTAAACAAATATGATATTGTATATTAGAACCATGTCAAGAGAGATTGTGAACCTGCTATGCCAAACCTTTCCTAAAATCCTTCAGCCTTTTATGGAGAAGCAATTTAACCAAGCCATTATCACCGATATGCACTATGTTGATGAACCTCACGCCATGATTGCTCTTATTATTTTTGAACAATCATGGGCGGGATTTGCTGAGGCTATGACCCATCAAGCGATGATGGATATGATGGACATAGCATTATCCAAGTTTCAAGAGGATATGGCTTAGGCCGCCCTTCGGGGTCAAAAAACAAAGCATGACCATATGGTTTGAAAACATCAAAGAGAGAAGAATCTTCTTATTTAGCCGTAGTCAATGCAACTGAAATAGGGATAATTTTCAGCCCCCGAAAATCCGTCAGTTTTGACAGGGTGTTCCCCAACTGTGGTTATATTAATTCGTATTCATATTCTAATATTCAATATTAGTATTATATTAAACAAAAGTGGTTGTCTCATGGTCGGGAGGGTATGAGACGAGACAACACATGAAAGAATCATTAAGGTTGTGTAACATAAGTATAGATTTATTATATATTTCTCATTATCTCATCTATCTCATCTATCTATCTATCTTCTTCTTCTTCTCTTACATAACCCCTTATATTCTATGGGGTATGGAGAGAGAAAGATTCCCCTTTTGTGATGAGACGAGACGAGACAACCTTTTTTTGCGGGTTTCCGCAAAGTTCTAAGGGGTTGTGTTGCATAACCTCATTGTCTCAAGATGAGACAACAGGCGAGACAGTCTCATGTGTCGTGCCGACAAAGTTATTTCAATGGGCAAACTATTGTTGTAAATAAAATCTATTTGTTTTAACAAAACGATTAACTAACCAATTAGTTAAAATAACAAAAGTGAAAAATACTTGCCCTGCCAAACTCGCCTTAGCAAAAAGTTGGTAATTCCTCCAAGTGAAGTGCATTCGGAGGCATTTCTGGACTCCTTTATATACCTCAAGACAACTGTTGAGAATACCCCGCAAAGGGGAAGGAGTTAGATAATATGGATAACACAGCATGGGATTCACTTGTCATTGAAGTGAACGAATACCTTGAAGCCGACCAGACGCTTGACGCAGGATTGCGCCAAGTTGTTGAATTGAACCTGCAAATCGGGACGAACAACCCTGATGAGCGAACTGCCGCCGAAGGTGCTTTAAAAGCCCTTTTGCGAGGCCGTGACGGAACCCCGTTCCGCCGTGGACAAAAGAGCGCAGTTCCCGCATCTGTTCGTGTCGCTATTGACCGAATTTGTGGCGTTGTTGAAGAAGCCTCCGTTGCTTACTACAACCACGACACCATTATCGGTGCAATTACGATGAAGCACATCAAATCTGGCGGTGGAGCCTTTGATGACGCAGAAGATTACGCTTCTGCCGTTGTCAAGAGAACCCGAAACAATTTGAGCAAAATGTTCAAAGACGGTTCTTGGGATGGTTCGGTTGATTCCCTTTTGGGCGAATCGGACGAACTTTGAAGTTTAAAACTTCAATCCAACACCATTACAGGTCATTGACCTGAACAACAGGGGATAAGGGGCCAAGGCCCTTTATCCACCTCTTTTCCAATGGGGGAGAGTCTCTTTTATTTGGGACTCTCCCTCGCCTTTGGGGTGATTTGATGCGTTTAGTAGAAGAAGTGTATGTCAAAGCCAAAGAGGATTTAATCTGTCAATCTTGTGGAATTGATATTCCTAAAGACAGTAATCATCTTCTTGAGTCTTATGTGCATCACGGAGTTATTTCAACTAGTCATTATTGTTTAAACCCAAAGTGCAATCCTCCGAATAATGTTCGTTTAAAGTTATTTTGGGGAACCGTTGTTATAGGCGTTAGCCTGTGGCTTTCATACTTTTTTTATCAAAACGCAGGGTTTTAGGTCTATTCGCTTGAGCGACCCCCTGCGCCGAACCTTATACGCCCTCCGAGGGTGGGGTTGTCTTTCAACAGTCGCAAACGACCCAGTTTCACTTTTGTAAATTGAAATTGGTGTGGCTTTGATTGAACAATCACAAATGCTGAGATGGCTGAGTTTGGTTAAAAGCGCAGGGCTTAAACTCCTGTCCTAAACGGTTCGCAGGTTCAAATCCTGCTCTCAGCACTTCCAATTTCACATGGGGAAGGTTGAACAAAGGGGCTACTTAGAAGTAAAATGCCGAGTAATCGGTATTGTTCCCTTCCCCACCTATTCACTAATTTTAATGAGGTAATAAAATGAACAACGAAGAAAAAGACATGGTGTATTCATTGGTTGAACACACTAAGCAAGAAGCACGAAATGAGAAAAGAGAAGCACTTGTTATGATGCGTAAAGTGTATCATGACTGGATGGTTTCTCAAGAAATTGAAATCCCTGAACTTTTCAAGCAGGGAGATTTCATTGATTTTTTCGTGAACAACTGAGGTAAAGAAAATGAAACATACAGAAGAACAAACAGCAATCTTTAATTGCATAGAAAATACGGAGAACCACCTAATTATCAATGCAGGTGCAGGAACAGGGAAAACTACGACTATTGTTGAAGCAGCAAATCGTATTAATGGACAAAAAGCCGCTTTCTTGGCTTTCAACAAGTCTATTGCTACTGAATTGGCTGAACGACTTCCAACAGGTGTTGAAGCAAAAACTTTCCACGCTTTCGGCTTTGCTGCTATTCGTGCTGCTGGAGTTAGAACTCGCGTGAATAATTTCAAACTTAACAACATTATCAAGGAATTACTTGGTGCTGATTATCATATCGCACCACTTAAGAAATTGGTTTCGCTTGTCAAGGGTAGTTTGGTTTCACCAACTGACAAAAACGCAATTCTTGGTTTGATTGATGAATACAATATCAACTTTAATTCTGACCGTGAAGAGACAATTGCTATCAATGCTATTCCTTCTATTCTTACTCTTTGTAAGAGCCAAACTCATCACATTGATTTTGATGATATGATTTGGATGCCCATTGTAAATGAATATCCTTTTCCAAAATACGATGTTTTGTTTGTGGACGAAGCGCAGGATTTCAACGAAGCACAACGAGAAATGATTTCTTTGTGCGTTAATGGTGGTCGTTGTATTATTGTCGGTGATAAAAACCAAGCAATTTACGGTTTTCGTGGTGCTGATTCAAACTCAATCGCCATGTTCCGACAACGGCTTCTCAAGACCCAACGAGAAATTAGCGAATTTCCTCTTTCAATTACTTGGCGTTGTCCAAAGTCGGTTGTTAAGGAAGCCAATCGGTATGTTGTTGAGTTTAATGCACCCGATTTTGCCGAGGAAGGCGCAGTTATCGTAGATGCTCCCTTTAATCCACAACGAAACGATATGGTTCTTTGCCGATACAATGCTCCTTTGGTGTCTGCTTTCTATGATTTGATTTCACAGGGTAAATCTGCTTATGTGCTTGGTCGTGATATGACAAAGGGTTTAATTACTGCCGTTCAAAAGATTACCAAGAACAACCAAATGGGCGTTGAAGAGTTTGTCCAATTGTTCCAAAAAGACTTTGCTTATAATTATCAACGACTACTTAACCAAAACAAAGAGAATCAAGCGATGGCTCTTGAAGATAAGCGTGATTGTGTTATGATTTTCGTTAATAAAGCAACAACTGTTGGCGGAATTATTGAAGAAATTAAGCGTGTCTTTGACGGTAATGATGAAGGTGAAATTATGCTTTCAACCGTTCACAAGGCTAAGGGTCTTGAAGCAGACAATGTGTATATTCTCGCTACTGAACGAATGCCTCATCCTTTCGGAAACAAGGAAGAGAATAACATTTGTTATGTTGCGATTACACGGGCTAAAAAGAATTTATTCTATGTCGGCCCAAAACCGGGAATTGTTTGATTCCAAACATGGCTGTAAGTGTGAGCCTATACTTGACACTCAACAAGGTGCGAAGCCAATACAAATGAGGTAATGAAAATGAAGAAAAAAGAATTTGACAAATTAACCGAACTATGGAGTTATACTGACATTGTATCTTTCATTATGGAAGATAGCAAGTGGTGTCATATGATTATGCAATTTATTGATGAAGCATGGTTTAACGACAATGAAATTGAATTGGGCGAACTAAATGCCTTTGGAAAAGGTAAAGGCTACCCTGAACAAACTCAACTTAATTTGGAGGAATAAATATGGAATCTATTATTGCTAAGAGAGAACTCGGTAATGGCCGATGGGACAAAGCATTGAAGCGTAATATGGTTGCTCTTTCTGTTGCAGATAATTATAATGATGCTAAAGAAGAATGGATTGCTACTGGTGAAGTTTGGTGGGCAGGAAATGAAGAAATTCCTGATTGGGTTTCTGATTCGCAAATGGGACAAGGTAAGTGTCTTTGCGGCCATATCGTTGTTTATCACTTTCAAATTGTGAACACCGAAAATGGTGTTGTTGAATGCGTTGGTAGCGACCATATCAATACCTATCTTATTATGCGAGCAATTGCAGAAGATGAAGGGATTTCAATTGATGCTATTACTGATGAGAAGATTCAAGAATGGATTGATGTGCGAACTAAATCAATGAAAGCAGAAGCATGGTGGAAAGCCAACGGTGCTGGATTTGAAATGATGTTTGATTCTGTCAAGGAACTAGATTTGTTTGTAAATGTTCGTGAAGGCAATAAGACCTTCTATGATTCTGAAACTCAATGGTATGAAACTGAAAAGTTTATTCGTAAGAGAGCAGAAGGCCAATTTGGTAGTCCTGAATATAAGATGGCTTCTATTGTTTGGCGGTGGAATCACCCCGATAACCCAAAGGCACAAATCAATACTACTGGCTATCCTAACGATAATCTAATGAAAGATTTGTCATTGTTGTATGTCACTCAAACTCAGTATTTATCTAACTTTAATCAGGCTAAAATTCGTAGAAAAGAAAGAATTGCTGAATTGGCTGAACAAAAGCGATTGCGTCTAGAACGCTTAGAACAAGAGCGTATTCAGCGTCAAGAACAAGAAGCCGAGCGTTTGCGTATTTACAATCTTCCCGAAAATGTTGAAAAGCGTCGTCTTCAAGCAATTGAACAAGAACGCATCCGAGCCGAACATCAAGAACGATTGCGTATTGAACGCATTGAGCGTGAAAAGCGGGAACAAGCACGAAGGATTCAAGAACAAATGCAACAAGAGGAAACACTTGCCTCAAACAATGCTGAGTTTGAAAATATGTGTGGCTACTATGGTATTCCTGTCTTTGATGAAACAATGGCTGGTAATGATTGGGAGAGAGAATTTCTCTCCAGTATTAAAAAACAATTGCTTGCTGGTAAAACCATGTCTGATAGACAACTCAACACACTAAGGAGACTCCTTGTTCAAGATAAGGCAACCGAAAAGCAGATTAACTATCTGCGTAGTCTCGGTTTTACGGGGGAAACCTCAACCCTCACTAAAATGCAAGCAAGTAAATTAATTGAGGAATATATTCAATAGGTGGAGGTTCGCAGTCTATCTCGTTGTCCACCTTTGAAACCGCAGGTTTAAAAGTAAAAATCATCTTCTGGGTTCGGCCTCATATTTGATGGTTTTCCTGCACCTTCTCACGGGGTTTTTCCAGTAAAAACGGCATTTCTTTACCTCATGGAATAGTAGATTTGTTCTCTATGAGCCGTTTTCCCCAACCTTTAGGGGTTGCTAATAATGAAATTAATGAAAGATATAATTCCTGCCCATTCACAGCGTTTTTACAAAAAAGAGTTTTTGTTGCGAAGTTCTTGGGCAGAAAAGAATAGAAAAAGAATATTTAAAGAACTAAGGAGTTTAGGAATGCCTCCGTATCAAGCATTCCAAATATCAATAAAAAGGATGTATGAAAATGAATGAAGAAATTAAGAAAAAAATGTGGGAATTGCTTGAGTATGCGACTTCTACTTTGAAGCACTATGATAAAGGAGATGAACATTGGAAAGTTACGCTTTCTTTGGCTCGCCATGAAGCGATAGAATTGCTAAAATTGACTGAATCTTTGAATGAGGAGGAATAATTATGGAAGATAACTTTATTACTATTGAATGGGGAAATACTATTCATAACGACAACACTATCCACAAGCGAACTATTTATCAGTTTGATACTATTAATGGTTTGCGAACTGCTTGGGAAAACCGAAATCGTTTGTCTGGTTGTGAATATGAAGCAAACACTAGAGAATTGACTATTACTGCCCGTGAATGGGTAAATGTTGATGAATACTTTGTTATGATGGAGGAAGAAGAATGAGAAAGGTTTTTTGCTCTAATTGTTCGGTTCCTATTGGTAAATCACCACATAATTTTAACACCAAAGTCATATTTTGTTGGAGTTGCTCAGATTTGAAGGAGAATGGAATTATATGAATATCTTTGCACTATCACGAAACCCTGTTGAAGCGGCTCAACAAATGATTGATAAACACATTATCAAAATGCCGACTGAAACCTGTCAAATGTTGCATACTAACATTCTTTATATGCAATATGTCAAAGAACACGGTGAAGAACCTCAATTGAAAGACCTTAAGGCTTTTCACCTCGCCACCGAGTCCAATTTAATGAAGCCAGCCATGCTAAACCACCCCTCAACCATTTGGGCGAGGCAAACTTATGCTAATTGGAATTGGCTTTATGAGCATGGCTTGGCTCTTTGCGACGAATACACTTATCGTTATGAGAAAAAACATGGAACTCTTCAAAGAATCCTTGATTGTATTCCTTACTTTGATGTGGTGTTTGAACACCCCTTTCAAAAGAAGAGACTACAACCCGTAACAATTGCTATGGACGACCAGTATCGGATTCGTAATCCAATGGAAATTTCTAACTGGAATTTTGTAATTAAATCTTATCGCCACTATTATCTTGAGGGCAAGTGGCGTATTGCTGAATGGCGTAAAAATCGCCGTCCTAATTGGTTTCCTGCAAACCATTACGCAAAGAAATATAATGTAGGTGTTCGTGCCTACAATGCCCGCAAACCACGATACCCTCAAAAACTAATGGAGGAAGAAGAATGAGTGAAAATATTAACTGGAAAGAATGCGCCCAAGACTATTACAACAAAAACGGAAATGACCTTACTTGGGCTTTTGAGGTTGTTGATTCCTATATTCCCATCTATTATAATGATATTGCACAAGAAGCGATGCGCCTTAATTTGTATGGTGAAGAAATTGAAGAAACAATGTCTGGTTGGCCGATTTATAAAGTGCTTCAGATGTTGATTTTTAATGAATATTATGGCCTTTTCATTGAAGAATATACTGAACTTTTGGAGGAAGAAGAATGAAAATTAGAACACCACGACGATGTATTGCTTGTAATGTAGTAGTGAATAGAAAATACCCCTACTGCTTTACTTGTTTAAATGAATTAGAAGATAAAAAAGGAGATGAATTGTAATGTATAGTGAAGTAGAAAACAAAGTTATTCAATCCCTACAAAAAGAGTTTGGGATGATTTATGAAGAAAACGAAGAACATATTGTTATGGAAAAGGTAAGGATTGCCCGCCACTTTTATGAAAAGGCAACCGATGATTTCCGAGTGAATCAATCTGCTCAAAACTATAATAATCTAATTATTGCTATGGTTTCTTTACAATACTGGAATCAGAAGAAAGTTCGTCTGTTCTCAATTAGGGAGGACTTTTGAATGTGTGGTGCGATTTCTACCCCATGTGAAACTGAAAACTGTGAGCGATTTACTAAAGAAATTTATTGCTCTAACTGTAAGGCAAACATGGCTCATTTAACAGGTGTTTAAGATGGAATGTAAAAAATGTCAAGGAACAGGATGGTATAAAGTTCCAAATGTCCGTCTTGAAATTATGGAGAATGTTGAGTGTCTAGATTGTTTAGCACATGAAAACTACAAAGACCATTTGAAAGGCGAATTATCCCGTCTCTTAATCAACACAAGCCAACAAAAACTTGCACAAATTGTAGCACAGTTAATTGTTAATTCAGTTGATAGGAATGAGAACGACGACATTCAACGGATTGAGGGCATCATCCATACTAAAGACACAATGAACGCTCTCACGCTTGCAGAAGCGTATTCACAATAAGGAAATGGCTCACATGGGCGTATGGTGTAATGGGATAGCATTTTGGCCTTCTAAGCCGAAGATTCGGGTTCAAATCCTGATACGCCCGCCATTTCCTGTTGTTAAACCAACTTTTAGACAGGCCCGCCGCAGTTTTGAGTTTTTTATATACTCTCGGCTGTCAGGCCTTTCAACCAAATCAAATTAAAAATAAAGAGGTAATAAAAATGTATAGTGAACAAGAAACGATGCAAACCGTGATTCTTAATATCCTTTTGAATCATGAAAGAGTTACAAATGAAGACTGTAAAAATGCTTTGACTCATGCAAATCTTATTAAGCCAACAACCAATGCTATGAATAATACTATTCGTGCATTGTTAATTTCTTTGAATAGATTTTTCAAGGAACATGATATTTTGTTGTATCGTGGTTTTTTAGATGTAAAAGATAATGTTAAGTATTACAAAGCAACAGAAGAAGCAGTTGAGTTTTGTAGCAAGCATCTATTACAAGAAATGTATGATGAAGATGGACAATTAATTGGGTATTTCTTTCAACACCCAATTGCACTTAAAAAAGAGAGGATGGAATTAATATGAACGAAATAAAACCAAAAGTAGAATTTAGAATAATTGATGCAGAAGATATGCCGCCTATTGTCATATCACAGAATGAAAATGATGAACCGAAGGTAGTGATTAATACTTATCACCGACTTTGGTTAAGTCTTAACCGACGATTAATTGCAGGTATTGTTGATGCTTTGCCTGAAAAGTTTGATATGATTTTAACTGCATATCTTGAGCAACAACGAGCATATGAAAAAATGGATAGGGAGGAATAAATATGGGAATACAAAAAGAATGCAGTATATGTAAAAATACTTTCGTGAGCAGGACGATTAAATCAGCACGATGGGAAAGGAAATGTCCAGAATGTTATGGAAAATCAAAACAAACAACTGCTGCTGAAAAGGTTCAAAAACAACACCTTTATAATGATGCTTCAATGCGTAAAGACATTGAAAAGTTGTATGCAAAAGTTTCTGATATTGATGTTCTGATAAGTGCAGAAATTAGTAATACTCTTGCCTCATTATCAGACAATCAATTGTTTGACAAAATCCATCAACAGATGGAACAAACTCTTAATGAGAAACTTAAAGAAATCAACGAAGAGAACGATAAGTTCAAAACTAAGATTCAGAGTCAATTGATTTCTTTGAATAATAAAATTGTAAAAATTATGCAGGAGATGAAAGAAAATGATTAAAACATTGGTAAAGATAGCATTTTGGGGAACTGTCGGCGTAGCAACAGGTGTTGTGGGTATTGGCTTACTTGCCGCCCTTGACGACGCAGATTACCCTTTGGAGTAAGTGGACTCCTTTATATACTTTGGAAGAGTAGAGAAAACACACATCAGGAGATGATATTATGATTAAGTTAAGAATTATGAATGAAACTGGACATACAGAAGTTGTCCTCGCACAAAGCGAGGTTATTGACGAAATTGACCGACACCCTACCCATTGGGTCTTTATTGACGGAGAAATGGTTAGCCGAGAATCTATCGGTGAAATTAACTGGGAAACGGTTCAATCTGTTGATTTGACTCCCGCAATCGTTGGAGGGTGCTATTGAAATTAGTGTAATTTCTTTACTCTTCCAAAACCGCATATTGGGGGTAGCGTGGGGTTAATCCTCCCTGCGCTATCCCCTTTTTCGGGTGATGCAACCCGATTTGATTAATTTTATCAACCAAAATGGATTAAAAATAATGCTAGACCTGAAAGGATGGAAATTAACATCCTGTATTCAGATAAATGGTTTAGCAGTAGTAAAACCTGACTTCTATCCCGCCCGTCATGTCCTCGCTATGGGGACGAGGGGCTACATTTATGCCGAAGGGCAGACTCGGATTGAATACGCAGGGCAGACATTTTCATCAACAGAAGAATTGCTTCTTTCTTGTGGAAAAAATGCTATTCTGAATTTTAAGGACTGGGTATTCCTTGAAGAAATGGAGTGGGTAATAACCGATGGAACTAATTGGTTATCTTCTTTCTCTAATCTTTCTGAATTACCTAAACGAAGTAAATATAGGTGTTAAACATGACTCAAGCCCCAAATAAGAAAATTTTATCTGACATTACTGTGCATATGAAATACGCAAAATACAACCCCGAACTTCTCCGCCGAGAAACTTGGGATGAAATTGTTGAGCGAAACATGGAAATGCACATAAAAACCTATCCTCAATTAGAAGAGGATATTCGTGATGTTTATACTCATTTTGTCAAAACTAAGAAAGTTTTGCCTTCTATGCGCTCAATGCAATTTGGCGGTAAGCCAATTGAAATTAGCCCTAATCGGGTCTATAATTGTGCTTATATGCCTATTGATACTCATATCGCTTTTAGTGAAGCCATGTTCCTATTGTTAGGTGGAACAGGTGTAGGATATTCGGTTCAACGACACCATGTTGAATTAATGGCTCCTATTCAGCATCCTAACTCAAACCGCCAACGACGATATTTAGTCAATGATTCAATAGAAGGTTGGGCTGATGCAGTTAAAATTCTAATGGAGTGTTATACTGGTGTTAGAACATCTACACCTACATTTGATTATTCTGATATTAGACCAAAAGGCTCTCTTTTGAAAACTTCTGGTGGAAAAGCGCCAGGCCCACAACCATTAAGAGAATGTCTCGTTAAAATTGAAGGTATGCTTCAAAACATTCCTAATGGTTCTATGTTGAAACCAATTCAAGCACACGATATTATGTGTCATATTGCTGATGCAGTTCTAAGTGGAGGTATTCGTCGTGCGGCTATGATTAGTTTATTCTCCGCAGACGACCATGAAATGATTGCTTGTAAATCTGGTAATTGGTGGGAAAACAATCCCCAAAGAGGCAGGGCAAACAATTCAGCAGTTCTTTTGCGACACCGAGTTACAAAAGAATTTTTTATGGATTTGTGGAATAGAATTAAAGCATCTGGTTCAGGAGAGCCGGGAATTTATTTCAATAATGATAAAGATTGGGGGACTAATCCCTGTTGTGAAATTGCACTCCGACCATATCAGTTCTGCAATTTAACTGAAGTTAATGCTTCAGATATTACAGACCAAGCGGATTTAGAATCAAGAGTTTCTGCCGCCGCATTCCTCGGAACGCTTCAAGCAGGATATACTGATTTTCACTATCTTCGTGAAGTATGGCGTAAAGCAACAGAAAAGGATGCTTTGCTCGGTGTTTCTATGACAGGTATTGCTTCAAATGTTGTTGAACATTTAGATTTAGAAATGGCCGCTTATGAAGTCAAGAAAGAGAATGAGCGTGTCGCTAAAGAAATAGGTATTAATCCAGCATCAAGAACAACCTGTGTTAAACCTGCTGGAACGACTTCTCTTGTTCTTGGAACAAGTAGTGGGATTCATGCTTATCACGATGAGTATTATATTCGTCGCCTTCGTGTCGGTAAGAATGAAGCAATCTATGGTTATCTCGCAAACAATCATCCAGAATTGGTTGAGGATGAGTTTTTCAATCCGCACGAACAAGCGGTTATTTCAGTCCCACAAAAAGCACCAGAATCAGCGATTATTCGCCATGAATCAGTATTTAATTTACTAGAAAGAGTAAAAAACTTTAGCATTCGTTGGGTTCGTGCAGGACATAATGATGGATTGAATACCCACAATGTTTCTGCTACTATTTCTATTAAAGATGATGAATGGGAAACGGTTGCAGATTGGATGTGGCTTAACCGACATTATTATAATGGACTGTCTGTTCTCCCATATGACGGAGGCACATATACTCAAGCACCTTTTGAAACCTGCGATAAAGAAACATATGATAAATTGACTGAAGCACTACAAGATGTTGATTTGACTATGATTCAAGAATTACAGGACGATACTGACCTTTCAGGTGAAATTGCCTGTGCTGGCGGTGCTTGCGAAATCTAAGGTGATTAAATGACACTCTTCAAATCATTTGAAGAGTATTTAGAAACAGTAATATTAATGATTAGAGATTTGTCAGACGACTCTCTCAAAAGAATAAACTTAGCAATAAATGTCTGTGATTCATACATAGATGAGAATGAAAAAATGTTTAGGCTAAATACTACATTAAAAGAATGTTTTTGGGAAATTGAGGAAGCCATCCTTTGTGGTTTCCATAAATACCTAAAAGAACAAAGTGCTAAGACTAAAGAGTTGGTTGATTATCATAGAGTCAATTGCGAAGGAATGGATTGTAAAATCTGTAAATCAAAAAAATTAACAATAAATAGAATGAGGAGTTTAAATGAGAGAACACGACCCAAATTATATTCTCAATAAGAGAAACAATAAACAAATAGCCACACGCTGTCGTGTGTGCGGTGGGCAACTTATGGTTGCTGATGAAATTAAAAAAGAAATTCACAATAAATGTGATAATGATGATAAAAATATATATATGATGTGATAAAATGAAATTAAATATATCAGTTCCCGACGATTCCAATAAATATTATAGTTGTGATATTACTTGCGAAACCTTTTCATTTCCTGAACATAAAACCGTTTCTTATATAAGAGCCGCAAAAGACCCTGTTCAAGCAGGTTTAGAAACATTCTGGAAAAACATTATTTCTCCAAGAAGAAAACAACGGTATCATAGTCTAAGACAGCGAATACATTTTGCTGAAGAATTTCATCATATTGTATTTATTGAACAATGTCCCATTGTTCTTTCAAGACAAGGCATTCGCTACCACTTGAACGGTAAATCTTATAGTTTAGCAACCATTTGTTCTGCTTTGGCTAGAATTACTTTCAAGGCTTGCTTTGAAAAAGATGGTGCTAAACTTCTTTCTTCTCTTTATTCAACTCTTAATTTACCTGAAGATGTTCAGTATTGTCTTGAAAACCGAGCACCTTTTCATTTCTTTGTTGATTTTGAAAAACAAGAGGTTCGTTTAAATGTTGTTCAAATTGATGAGAAAATGCTGGCTATGGAAATTAGTGATGGTATTTGGGGCGAAATCACTCCTAAGCAATTAGATTCATATTGTAGTTTTTATGTTCATGGAAAGAAAAGAGGTTCTTGGAAATATCTTTCTCCTAAGAGTCTTTATACTAAATTAATGGGTCGTGAACCTAGCAGTTCTGAGTTAAAGGTTATGATTGCCTTTTTGATGCAAAACAGAATGCAAGATATTGTTGATGCTAGGGCATTGGAATTGGTTGGAGATATGCTTGTTCAGCACAAAGGCCGTCTTTCTGCTGAATATGATGATGATGGTATTCTTAGCACTATTTATATTCGTGGTAAAGAGTATGATTGGATGCTAACCAACAACCGATATAAGTCAGGGATTCAAATGGTTTCAACTTATGTCTATCAACCAATAGTAGAAATCCTTACTGATGAAAATGATTCTAGCAAGGCTAAAAAGACATTTTCTGAACCAGATTGGCGAGGCCCGATTTGTATTGATAATATGGCTGAAGGTTCTCCTTTAGGCGACCAATTCGCAACACGGGCATTGGCTTTATTAAACGACTTCCACACAATTAAAATAGTGAATACAATTAGGCGGTATCTTACTGCTGAACCTAATGAATATAGAGTTGATAATGATGAATTGCGATGAATGTGGTAGCAAAGATAATTACTTTGATGAGATTCAAGGTGAAAGAATCTGTAATGAATGTGGTCTTGTTCTTGTGCAAGAAATGTTTGAAGAAACCGTCCATCTTTTAGATACTGGCGGTAATCTGCAACATTCAGCAGATAAAGGGAAGTTAGGCTCAGTTATTACTGGGAAAGGTTCTTATAAATTTAATAAGTTTGGTAAAAATAGTGTGATTCCACAATCTATACAAAATGGACTTGTTCATTGTAATATGGTATTAGCAAATGTAGCACCTAATCTTAAGTTAAATGAAAGGGTTGAGAAACTTTACATGGACTTAAACAACAAAGGCATATTTGGCCGAAGTCAATTTGAAGCAAGAGCAACCGCAGTTGTTTTTTATGCTTTAAGAGAAAACGGGACTCCCTATTCATTTAAAGAAGTAATGGGTGAATTTGAACCTAATTTAAAAGTAGTAAAGCGTTTGGTTAGAAAAATCAACCAAACCTATCGTAATAGTGCAAACTATATGCCTATCAATCCTCAGTATTTACTTGAACAAACTCTCAATAAAATTACTGATGATTTAGTATTCAAGCGTCAAGCGATTAAAGTGCTTGAATTTTTTGAAGCAAAGGTTGAACAGAATACCTTTAATAGAGGCCGTTCTTATTATGCTTCTATTATTTGGATTACTGCAAAAATGTATGTGAATACTCAAATTACACAGGTATTGATTACAAAGAAAACTGGATTTTCTAGATTTAATATTCGCAGACAAACCAAAGAGATTCTTAGTATGATTGGATTAGAATTAGCCAATCAAGTTAAAGGAAAACAATTAAGTGAACTAGGTGAATAAAATGTTTGAAAAAGAATGGAATAAAATAGCAAAGAAAGTATATACAAATGCAGTTAATCATGGCTTTTGGAAAGAAAAGCCTAATGATGGCGAGCGCATGGCTTTAATTCATGCTGAAATTAGTGAAGCACTTGAAGCCCTGCGAGAAGGTAATCCTTCTTCATCAAAGATTATTGAATACAGTAATCTTGAAGAAGAATTAGCCGATGCGGTAATCCGTATTATGGATTATGCTTTTGGTAAAGATTTAGATATAGCGGGTGCGATTCTCGCTAAGATTGAATACAATCAAAGCCGTGAATATATGCATGGTAAATCGTTCTAAGGAGGAATAAATATGGGAAAAACAGTAAAAGATATGAAATGTGGTTTTTGCGGCGTTACTGGACACACCGCTAGAACCTGTGAAGAAAAGAAAAAGCAAGCAGTTAAGGATGAAAGAAAGGCCAAAAGAAAACAGGCTAAAAAGTATTACTATACCGAATCTAAAAGCCTTGCACCTCTTCTTGCGAAATTAACAGAAGAAGGAAAAACTGCATTGTTGAATAACGGATTTATGCGTAGCGCACATTTCTTAGTTCAAACTAAGCCCGAAACTGCAATTCAAGAATTATTGGTTGAGCCAATGATTGAAGTTATTTCTAACCGAGCAAAACAGGAAGGGTGCAAAATTGATTTTAGCCGTGAGCCGCATTTTAAGACTATTGAAAATAAGAACAAATACTTGGATTACTTGCTAACTGTTTCCTTCAAGGGACACAAGGCCCCTATTAAGTGGTTAATTGAAGCAGAAGCCCCTAACCAAACACATAAGGGTATTGAACAGGTTGAAGATTTCTTGGCTTCCGTTGCGAATGTCAATGAATATCGCTTTATCGTGACTGATGGTTATTGGTGGCATTTTTGTCATCCAACAATTGATAGTGCTTTGGAGTGGACTAGTTTCACTATTGACGATAGTAGTTTTTGGTTGGATAATAATGTCGGTGCTATGGTGTTGGACATTAATCCTATTCAAAATATGAAGAAGGCCGCACTTGTTTTAGGTTTTCTAGGAATAGCCTTGGTGTTAAATAATTTTGGAATTATTTAAGGAGGAATAAATATGAGCGAAGAAGAGAATATGAGCGAAGAAGAGAGAATAGTGAAAGCATATCGTGATTTAGGACACAAGGTTGTATTCCACATGGAATATGACGCATATTTAAATTACACACTTGAACAGAAAATAGGACTTGAAAATTGTGGAGATGTTGCTTGCGAATACTGTTGGGTTGAAATTGATTGGAAGAAAATTAAGGAGGAATAAATATGAGAGAAGATAAATTAATGACAGGTTTTACTTGTATTTGTCTTGATGTGCCTTTTGGTCATCATGAAACGGTGGTCAAATGGCTACCGACAGATACAACCGCAGAATGTCTTGAATGTCAGCGAATCTGGGATTTAGACACAATTAGATATACAAAAGAAAATGGAGGATGGGAATAATGAGAAAAGTATTAATTATTGGAGCAGGTGGAATTGGAAGTTTTCTAATTCCAACATTAGATAAAGTTGGTCTTTACCGCATTCATGTGGCTGACCCTGATAGCGTAGAAACAAAGAATCTACCTTATCAAAACTTTAAGAAAGGTCATGTTGGGCAGAATAAGGCCCAAGTAATGATGGATTCTTATGAATCTGTCGCTACTTATAGTAAATATCCTATTTTGACTGAAAAACAAATGTCGGGCTATGACCTTGTGATTTGTTGTGTGGATAACATCGGAGTAAGACGAACCTTATACAACACAAGTTTTAAATGGCTTGACTTACGAGCGCAGGGCAGAAATGCCGCCCTTGTGTCGCATAAGGCCGACCCTAAAATGTATGATGTGCTTCTAGCAGGAGATGATAGAAGTTATTCGTGTCAAGGTGATTCATGGGATGGAACGAATAGTAATGTTCATTTTATGCAAGTAGCAATTGCAGGATTAGGCGCACAATGGACGCAAAGATATTTTAACAAAGAAGAAGTAAGAGAATATATGGTGGTGAATGTATGAGAACAAGAAAACAATATACTGATGAAGAAATTGCATATATGGTTGTAAGTAGGACTCTCAAGAAAACTTGGGAAACTATTGCTGATGAAATGGAAGTAAAGTTCGGTTATCGTCGCAACCCGTCAAATCTTTCAATCAAATATAATACTTTGATTGGATTAGATTTTAGTAATCATTTTACTGATAAGCAAACACAGTTTGTTTTTGATGCTTGGCGAAATAATTTTTCTATGAAGAAAATTATCGCTGGATTTGAGGAACAATTTCAGCAAAACATTAACAAAAATAATGTTGATTTTATCGTGAAACAGATGGCTCACGAACAAAAAGTTAAACAAGAATTAACTGAAACAAAAAATAAAATAAAACAAAACATGGAGATGAAAAAGATGAAGAAAAGTGTATGGACAAAAGAAGAAGATGAGCAATTGCTTGCTTGTGGTTCTTGGAAGAAGGCTATGGAATTGGATAATGGTCGGTCAAGGTCGGCTAAAAACAATCGTTGGACTATGCTTCAAAAACAAAAACCAAGAAAAGGTGCAAAGCGTGGACGAATGACAATGGCCGAATTAGAAATGATTCGCAATTGTGAAACCGTTGAAGAAGCAATCGCTCTTAACCTGCGAAAGCCCGAAACAATTATTCGGCAATTTGCTACGCTAAAAAGTGTTTCCCCTCCTCAAAAGGAATTGAAGAAGAAAACTTCTAAGAAAAAGTCTAAGCAACGGTATGTTCCTCGTTGGACGAAAGAAGAGGACTATGACCTTATCTTAAACTTTTACGAACTTTCAATTGATGAAGCCCGAACCCGATTTAATCGGTCATACGGGGCTATCGCAACCCGCTTAGAAAGGTTGGTTGATAGCACAAAGCCTGAGCATATCTCTATGCTTATGGAGGCTTCTAAGGAAATTAAAACTCGCAAGCAAGCACAGAAGCCAACACCCAAAAAGAGCCGCAGAACGCTACGCAAGGAGCGAAAAAAGGCTAAGAAAGAGGATAAGTTGAAGGCCAAGTTGCGAAGAATCCGAGGTGAATAAACATGGGAAAAATTAAAGATAAATACTGGAAAGAAATTGAAAATGAAGATGATTCTGGCTATGATGATTGGGTGGCTGAAAATGCCCGCATTGATGAAGCACGACTTACTGTTCAACAAATCATTGAAAACCACTTTGAAGAATTGCTTCAAGAACAATTAACTTCTTGTGCTGGCCCAAAAGAAAAACTTCTTGATGTTGCTATGCACAACCATAGTTTTCACGATACTATTTGGGAAGCATCAACGGTTCTTTTGCCCAATCTTGAAGTTCAAGTAGTTATTGATGGTAAGAACAATTGTTTCGTATCAACAGGAACAGCAGGATATGTTGATTTCTTTAAACCCCCTGTTGGAATGAGTCTGCCTATTCGTTGTTGGATTCATACTCATCCCTTTGGGGCGGCATACTTTAGTGGAACCGATATTCGGACTGTTTCTATTTGGGAACCAAATATGGAATGTGCATATGTTCTTGGTGGAGAAGGCCACTTTGGTTTTTGGAATCAAAGAGAACCGCAACAACTTGAAATCTATCGCAACTTTGAATCAGAAAAAATTCAAACTTGGAACAAAAAGGAGGAAGAAGAATGACGAAGTTTAGAACAATTAAAAGTGGATTAAGCACCGCAAAGAAATACGGAGAAAGACCAATGCGCCGACATGATGAAGAACCATTGGAACCTCATCATATTCGTCATCCCAATGACAAAAATGAGCGAAGAACCGATAAAGGCGTTCAATGGGTTAAAAAAGGTGCAAAAAAGACTGAGCGTGAAAAGCGTCTTGCACAATTTTACAAAACTCATGTTTATACTTGGGTTTCAGAAAACCGCCGAGCATGGGTCGCTATTCCTCAATCGGAGGAAGAAGAATGAAGGCTTTGGGAAATTATGCAGTAATCAAACTAGAAAACTCAGTATCTTCTTCAGGTATTCAGGTCAAAATTGATAGCACAGGTATTGTGCATTCATGCCCTTCAATGCCTGAAGTAGAAGGTAAATTGGTTCTATTTGATGATAGACACCGTTTCGTTTCTCACGAAGATATGATTATTGTTTCGGTTGAACATTTGTTAGGGGTGATTGAATGATTTTAAATGGGGAAGAAGTAAAACAAAAGTTGCTACAAGGTATTAACTTGGTTGCTGATACTGTAAAACCTACGCTTGGCCCTCAAGCCAAGACTGTTATTTTGCAGGGTAATCCACCAGTCGTCATTAATGACGGAGTAACTATTACAAAGTATGTTTCTCATAATGACCCCTATGTTCAAATGGGTGTGCAATTGGTTCAAAACTTAGCAAGTAAAGCACAAGAAGGTTCGGGAGACGGAACGACTACTGCTTGTATTCTTGCACAGGCTTTTTGTAACGAATTGATGAAGAATGAAGAACAACTGACTACTCACAACTTTAATCTCCTAATGGAATCTCTTCGTGAACAGACTATCAATTTCTTGAATAGTATTTCTATTGAAGTTAAGGATGATGATATTATGAATGTCGCTACTATTGCGGCAAATAACGACTCGTCATTGGGTGAATTGATTCAAGAAGCATTTAATACGGTTGGTCGTGATGGAGTTATTACTGTTGAGGAATCTAATAATTACCAAACACAACTAATTCTTCGTGAAGGTATGGAGATTCAAGAAGGCTATCTTAGCCATCTTATGTGTAATACAGAAAGTGGAAAAGTTGAATTTGATAATCCTGTTGTTTTCATGTCAAATATGAGCCTTCGCCATTTCAAGGACATTATGCCTTTGCTTGAGTATTCAGCAAGTCAAAGCCGACCACTTTTAATTATGTGCAAAGGTATGGATGGTTCAGCACTTAACAATTTGATTATGAATCTAATCAATAAGACTGTTGAATGTGCAGTAGTTATGGCTCCTAACTTCGGAGATGCTCAGATTGATGAGTTGTCTGATATTCAGTCTTTGATTGGCGGTAAGGTCTTTGTTGAAGAAAGCAAAGATGATTCTAAACTTTTTACTGAAACTGATTTGGGAACCTGTTCTAAGGTTATTATTACAAAGGAAACTACGACCTTTGTTGGTGGAGAAGGTAATACAGAAGAACGCATTAAATCACTAAAGCAACAGGCTCAAGAATTAAAGGGACACGATTTGGCTAGGATTAAAACGAGAGTCTCTCGTCTAAAGGGAGGTATTGCTACTATTAAGGTCGGTGCTTCATCTTCAATTGAAATGCGTGAAAAGAAAGAAAGACTTGATGATGCACTTAACGCAACAAAAGCCGCTTTAGAAGAAGGTATTGTTGTCGGTGGCGGTGTTCCGTTTATTCGTCTTGCTTATGCAATTGAAGCACCCGAATGGTTCAGAAAGTCAGTTGTTAAGCCTTATCGTGTTCTATTGGACAATGCAAACTATACCGAGCAAACAAGAGTCGTTGGGTTTGAAATTGAAAAGACAATTGATGGGACAAATCCTAATTGGGGATTCAATGCTGTTTCATGTCAGCATGAAGATTTAGCAGAAGCAGGAGTCTTTGACCCTGTGAAGGTTTCTAAGAATAGTTTCTTAGCGGCATTATCAATTGCTCAGTTGTTTTATTCAACAGATGTAGCAGTATTAGTGGAGGAATAAATATGTTAGATGCTTTAAATATTTTATTAGATAACGAAATTGTGAGAATGACTGTTGTTTATGCTGATGGTTCACTAGATATTCTTCTTAGGCAAAAGGACGGGACATTTAGTGTAGAAAGGAGGAAACCCTGATGGAATGTCCAAATTGTAAAAGAAGTGTTATTCCTCATTTTGGTGGGTATCATCTCCGAAGATACGGTATGTGTCAAGATTGTTGGGAAATTAAATTTAAAGAGGGTAAAAAATGAAAAAAGCAGTAACTGTGACTTTACCCGCACCTCACAAAGCAAGGGTTAAATGCCCTATTTGTGTGGGAAATAAATGCAAAGTCTGCGGAATGACTGGAGAATTAGCAATTGAAGTTGCGCCAAAAATCCCTATTCAAAGAGCACATATTATTAAATATGTTGTTGAAAATATTCATGAAGTAGCGAAAGAAATAACCAAAAAGTATGGTTTAGTTCCAGAAATCAATACTTCTGAAGTATTGGAAGTTAATCAAGGACAGTATGAAGTGGTTCAAGTTTCTAGTCTAGGTGGTGTTTGTTGGGTCGTTAATCGTTTGGATGATTTAGATACCCCAAGATATTTTACTTCAAAACAGGAACTTGACAAGTTTAAACAGGGGTGGATGAATTGACAGATGATTTAGAAGTAAAAGGAACCATAGTCCGTAATGCTGAACTGGACTGTAAAATAAAGCGTGGTGTCTATTGGAACATAGATGTCATGGATATTCGTTGGTATCGTAATGACAAGCCAACAAATAAAGGCATTCGTTTGAATGTTGATGAAGCAAAATTGTTATTACAAATTTTAAGGAGAGAATTAGATGAAGAGAGTAAGTGATGTTCAATCAAAGAAAAGCCTACGGGCGGCAAATGAAGAAAGACAATATGGACAGGGAGCAGTTCCTCGTTTTGGGACTTGTTCTGGAAAAATTATTGATTTGTTTGCTATTTATGTTGAAGAAAGTATGACTGTTCCGCCTAAAGGTGGAAGAGGTTGTCGTGTTCAAAAAGAACATATTGATTTGTGTTTTGGTAAGTTTTATCAGGCTATGAGAGAGTTTATGGATGGTGAAAAGAATGAATAAACTTTACTTGATTACAACCAACAATAAGAAGTTTGATTCTTGGTCTAAAGAGATGAAGAAGAAACTAAAAGATGCGGCATTAGACCATTTCAATGCAGGATATAATGATGTTGTAAATGGGAATTATTTTGCTAGAGCGTCATTTGTTTGTTATTGGGAGATTTATGACAATGATTCCCTTGCACGATTAGCACCCGCTATTACCCAAGCATCATTTGTTCATATGTTCCATAGGTTCATGGAAATGGGAATGCACGAAGAAATAAGGGTTGTTGAGCAATTAATGATGAATTTCTTGCGACTCCTTCAAAGACTAGAAGGAGAGGAAAATAATGAAGAAGAGTGATTGGATTTACTTGGCGAAAGCCATGTGGTCTTATTCAGAAAAAAATGAAGGTAAAGTCAGTAGCCTTCTAAAACAACTGATTAGAGAAATAAATAATAATAAGGAGATGATTGAAAATGACATGGGAAAATATGAGCAGAATGCTACAAGCGACAGACCAATTGACACCGACTCAACAGATAAGTCGGATTTCACGGGACTTGGAAAAATTCACGACGGAGAAGAGTAGTCCTTCTTTAGTTTTGCAGATTCTTGATAAAGATAAACTAGAAGCAAATAGTCTCGGTTTAGCAAAGGCAAAGAAATGGATGGCTAAAATCTTTGATGTTTTTGATGATGAAATTGATGGATTAATGTATGCCCATGATGATTTGGGCGAAGCAATTTATCACCTTGACCCATCAGCAGAAAAACAACGAAACTTTTCTGTTCAGTATGTTCATCGTATTTTGAATATGAACTGCGGAAAGATTGATTCTAACGAGTTTTCTATTCTTGAGGAATCAATTTTGGCTATGTCTGCAAACGCACGACGCTGGTTCATTCGCTATATGCTAAGAACACCACGAAACGGAATCAATGAAGGAACAGTTGCGAAGATTATCGTCAAGCACTACAATAAGAAGCAAGCAGATGTAAAGAAACATTTGAACTTCAATTCTGTTGAAGTAGTTGTTTCTCATTATGTTGCTGGTTCTAATCCTCCATGTAATCTAACATATGGAAAATTCATTAAACCAATGCTTGCTAAAGAAGTTCCGATGAATAAATGGCCGACTAACTTTGTTGTTGATTACAAATATGATGGGAACCGCTATCAGATTCACATTGATGGTGATAAGACGATGATTTTTAACCGTAAAGGTAAGATTGTGACTAATCAATTCCCTGATGTTGTTGAATTGGTTCAAGCATATGATGTTCAAAATGCAATTCTTGATGGTGAAATCTATCCTATCTTAGAAAATGGCGCACCTGCACCTCATAAGCAAATGGGAACAAGAGTTCATTCAAAGAATATTCAAGAGGCTATGGAAAGGGTCAAGGTTGAATGGGTCATTTTTGATTGTCTCATGTTGAACAACGAAACAGTCATGGATTTGTCATACACAGAACGCTTAGAGAAGATGAAAGACTTGCCGAATCAAGCACACCGAATCACCGAAGGAGACATTATGGCTTTTTACCATGAAGCAATCAACGAAGGGTTTGAAGGAATCATCGTTAAAGATGCAAGCCAACCATACCAATCAGGAAAACGCTCCGTTTCTTGGGCTAAATACAAACCTCCGCAGATTAATCTTGATGTTGTTGTCCTCTCCGCAAAATACGGGGAAGGAAAGAGGTCAAGTGTTTTCGGCACTTACGAATTAGGAGTGAAGGCTGATAATGGTTTTCATAGCGTTGGCTGGTGCGGGACGGGCTTCTCGGATAGCGATTTAATCAACCTCACCAATACGCTACGGCGTAATGTTGAATCCTTTGACAACGGGCAATTCTTTGTTTCACCTGTTGTCATTTTAGAAGTAAAGGCTGATTTGGTTAGCCGTGATGAAAAGGGGAACATTGGACTCAGGTTCCCTCGTTGTGTTCGTATTCGTGATGATAAGTTCGTTGCAGATATTAATACTTTAAATGATGTGGAGAGATTAGAATGAAAGAAGAACAAGCAATTTGGAATACAAAATATTATCCTGATATTATGGGACGATGCCGTAAGATTTCTGAAATGAGTCTTAAACAATGCAATACAGCAATTGGGACTTCCTTTGCTAGAATGAAAACAATTAAGGTTCAACTTGATGGTTTATATCAACGGCGTTTTGTTCTCATGCAAGAGATGGGCGAAACAGATTATATGCGTAAAAACACTAAAGAAAAAATTGTGCAGAATCTTGCCCTTAAAGAACAAGTGCAACCCAATGAAAGAATGCAACAGATTTTACTTACGGCTCTCAATTTTATTGAACAAGGCCAAAGTATTGATTTAGTAAAAGCAATTCTTGAACAAGCGAGGGATGAATTATGATTCAGCAAGGAGAAATGACAATTATTGATACAGTAACATATAGGTGTTTAAAAGTTGATGAAGATGGTTATGCTCATCTTAAGAATATCCTCCATGAGCAAGGGAGGCCAAAATTAGTTTTGCAGAAATATTGCCCTTATATCAAGGATAATCAAATCGTTATTCCTGAGAAGCCTGAGTATCAAAAACCTAAAGCCACCACTAAAATCAATGTCACTAAGTTGATTAAAGAAACGACAGACCTTCAAGTTTCAAATGAAGCAAAGTATTTCATTACACAATGGGTGGAAACTGCGATTTCTAATCTTGTAAGCAACGCAGAAGAAAACGCTATTAACAGGGGCGACTCTCGCTTAACTGCGGCGCACTTCTTTTGGCTTGAAACAAATACAGCACCAAACGGCTACTGGCCTTCAAACACAGAATACATTCAGGATTGATAGTATGATTACTGATACCCAAATCCAAAGTTGGATAGAAAAATTTGGGACAGTAACGAGTTTTACTTTTGTTGTTTATGGTGATATGAAAGAAGAAGAATTAGCCACTATTATCAAAGGTTTAGTTTTTCACTTAAACTGTAAAAATTTTCAACTTGAAACGGCTGTATTTTCAGAACACATTAACGAAGAAAAAGCAGTTGCTTGGAATACATATCAAGGAACCTCAATTTCTTTTGTTTTTGCAGGAGATGTATTAGACATTGAGAATGAGGTTATTGAAGTCGTTCAAGATGGTTTAAAGTATCTTAGATACAAAAACGACTACATGGGTAATGATAGGAGTTGTTCTTATGTATAGTAAAGATATGCTTATAGGTATTTTGCTATCTTCGGGCAAACTAGATTTTAATATTGAAAGAGTAAAAGACTCTCAAATAGGCTATCGTATTCGGGTGAAAATTATCCTTCGTGCTGAAGAACCATTTCTTAGAGCAGTAGAAAGAACACTACTTCAACATGAAATTATATCTTCTTACAAAGAAAAAGAATCAAAGACAAGACCTAAACCAGTCTTAAAAATTGGCGGCATTAAAAATCTGTATAAACTGACACAATTAGTTCCAGTATTGCCCGACGCAAAGGATGAATGGGGAATATTTAGAGAATTAGTTAGTTTAATATCCGAAAATAAACATAGAACATCAAGTGGACTTGATAGAATTTTTGAATTAAAAGGGGTCATTTAATGGGATTGACAAATAAAAATAATAATAATAGAACAATTTTACTAACGGGCAAAACTGGAACGGGAAAATCAACAAAGGCACTTACATTTGTAAATGACCCAATCGTTCTTTATGCAAACGATATTGATTTTGACATAGGTTCATTTCCTGTGGAGAACGGTATTGTTATTGAAGATGTGCATTACAAGGCAGATAAGTCTGCAATTCTGCACATCATACGAAATTATCAAGGTCAAGTAGTATTGACTTCTATTAATCAAAAATCTGTCCCTAAAGAAATTAAGGATATGTGTAAAATCAAAAGAGCAGGTTCTCATAATTTTCTTGAGGAAGAAATAAAAACAATTGCACCGAATAGTGATTCTCCTTTCTCTTTAGAAAGAGATACCTATTCAATTGTAAATGGTTTTCTAAAAGAAAGAGATAGGGATTTAGTTGCCGAGGTATTGTTATTTAACAAACCATCAGATACGCAGATTTTATCATGGTTGTCTGAAAATATGCACCCTAACAGATTAATTTTTGTTGATGGAAGAGTTAAGAGAAGATGGAGTCAAAGATATTTTTATGCGATGCTCGCATATTCTCATACGGGTGGTTTCGTCGGACAGTTAAATATGCCGAAGAGAAAAGCATACTCACAAATACCTAAACTAGCAAAAAGACTTGGTGTTAAGAACCAAAGGCTTCTTCCTGCTTTATTAAAAGATGAAGCATTTAAGGAACACGCCAAAAAGAAACTTAATAATGCTGAATGCAGACTACTTAAAATTGGTGAAAAAAGGCGTAGAAAGAAAACTACTCCAATTGAAATTCATCAATCTTCATTGGAGGAATACATTTGAAAAATCAATATAAAAAATTAATTCATAGAGTATTAAAAGATAGAGAACCTATGACATCAAGACAGATTTTTGATGCTATTATTGACTTACCTGCGATGGAAGATGGAAAGCCAAAAAGAAGGGCAACCATTCCAGAATACAATGTATTAGTTGGAATGTTATCTAATCCCAAATATGGGTGTGTAAGAGCAAACGGTAAGTATGTTTATCCTGCTCTTTGGAAATTAAAGGAGGAATAATAATGCTATGGACAGAAAAATATAGACCAAAAAAATTAAATGAAGTAATTGGACAAGAACACTTTGTATCTGATGCAAGGGGTTGGATAGAAGAAAATAATATGCCTAATATTCTATTATACGGAAATCCTGGAAATGGTAAAACAGGAGCAGGATTAGTGATTGGAAGAGAAATCTTAGGTGAATCATTTCAAGATAATTTCATTGAAGTAAATGCGTCAGATGATAGGCGATTAGAAAATGTGCGAACTACAATTAAAAATATCGCACAAAGCGGCACAATCGGTGATGCACCATTTAGAATCGTATTATTAGACGAAATGGATGGTATGACCACCGATGCTCAAAATGCACTAAAGCGTATCATGGAACGATATGCAAGCAATATTCGTTTTATTATTACCTGCAACGACAGAAATAAGATTATCTTTGCATTACAAAGTCGGTGTGCAAATTATCATTTTAAGCCACTCTCTAATGAGGCTGTCCTTGAAGTATTAACTTCAATCCTCAAGGCTGAAGAAATAAACCGATTCTCCCAAGATGAATTGGACTCCTTTATATATGCGATGAATGGTGATATGCGGAGGGCGATTACGGAACTCCAAGCGGCAAAGGCCAGCAATTCCACCCTCAAATCGCAAATTGATGCAGGATTAAACGAATACAAAAAATTGTTAATGAAAATTGTAAATAAAAATACTTTAGCATTAAGCAGTATGCACGACTTTTTACACAACGGATTCACTATCCGTGAAGTCTGTATTGGCTTACATGATGCAGTAATTGATTCTGAATTAGAGAGTAATTTGAAATTCAAAATCCTTAGAACTATTGGAGAAAGCGAATGGCGTTCAACCACTATGACTCCAAAAGTGTTAGCCTCTTGGTTAATTAGCCAACTATCATAGAATTGAACAAAAAAACAAAAATAAAAACAAAAATGGAAGTGAAAAACATGGACGAAAACATGAAAGCAGAAATTGAAAAAAGCGCACAATACATTGGTATGAGCGTTGAAGAAGCGACGAGCAAGTTTGAAGAGATTTGTTCCGAAAACAACATTGAAACCACTAACCCCATTTCAAGGGGTCTTTGGCGTAACTATGTTGCGAATGTGCGAAGAACACAAGATAGCGGAGATTCATCCTCAAGTAATGATTCTTACTACAAAGCAGCATTTGGTTTCTTTGTTTCCCTTGATGCCCCTAGAGACATGATGGCTTGGAATCGCATGAAGGCAAAAGAAGAGTTTGTGCGTGATGCTGATAATGCCCTTGAACAAGGTATTGTTGCTATTGCATCACAAAATGCACTTGGAAAGTGGGTTGTTTCCCGCTATCACAACGGAGAATACGGTGAAAAGACTGTTTCAACGCTTCCTTCTGGTGCAGAAGAAGCAGAAGATGGTCGTTTCTTTATTCCTTTGGATAATACCGCAACTTACATGAATGGTGGTAAAAACAACAATTACGGGAAACCTCTTCCCGCAGAACAAATGCGAAGAAGTGGTGTTTTCTTCGGCTCTATTGGACAAGGAGAAATGAAGCCTTACTATTTCTCTTACAAAAATGATGCAGGTGTTCAATTTGCCCCAAACACTTTTGAATGGGTGCATTTCCTTTGTATCGCTAACGACAACGGGACTGATATTTATGGGGCTAAGGATTTAACTTTGAAGAGTCTTTCTCTTAACTCGGAAATGAATCCCGAAAACGAACTTTATCGTGATATGTCGTCTTTTGACTTTGAGGATTGTTTGCGTGAGAACTTCTCTTCTCATCTTGTTCCTCTTGTTGATATGGATAGAGCGCATATTGAGCGTCAAGCCCTTCCTTCTAAAGAGCGTTATGTGATTACTGACGGAACTGTTTGTAATATGAACATGACTCCTACAAAGAACGGAAACAGAATCATTAACCTAACTGACTTAAATGCAGAAATGGACTATGATTCTGAATCAACGGGTATTACTACCTGTTGGATTCCCGAACATTTGACTCTTGATTTCGGTATTGGTTCTTCCATTATCGTTATTGGGCGAACTAGTCAAAGAACGACTGATGAAGGAGTTGAGCCAGTTACTATCAATGTTGCTGGTCTTTACTGCGTTATTCGTCATGGTTCGGCAGTTGAAGTTTCAGTTCCAGTTGAAGAGGATTTTGACTGGTTTTGATTAAAACCACCTTTTGTGTAGTCGTTGGCGTTAATGACGGCCATAGAGGTGCGAAGCCTCTAGTTTTTAAAAAGGTGAAAATATGCAAAAGATTACAATTAATGATTATAAATCAGCGTTTATCTCTAATGATTTTGTAGTTAAGTCTGGAAGTTGGATTATAGATTTAAAAAATGTTGAATTTATGACTTACAGATTAAACGACAAAGATGAAACTTCATATTTAGTGGCGTTTCATATTGGTGATAAAGAAACAAAAATTATGGTGACTGATATTCATGCGGTTAGAGAACTGTTTAAAAGTTGGACAAACGCTAAAGGAATTGAATTAGAATTTGAATACGAAGATATTAAAGGAGAAGTGAGAGAATGGGATTAACCAGTAATAATAAAACAAACGCAGTTGATGAAGGAATGACTAACAATGCAAGAGTTATTGCCTTCAAAGAAAAGTTGAAGAAACAAACAGAAGGACGAATGGCTAGAAACAATCGTCTTATTTGTGGTATTTGGGGAGAGCCTAAGACTGTTAAAAGCGGTTTGGCTTTAGATTTTCCCGATAAACAGATTTATGTTCTTGACTGGGATGATGGTTGCGAACCTACTTGGAGACAAAACCATGAAATGACGGATAGGATTACACTTTGGAATCCCGAAGTCCGAAACAAGAATGGTGAGTTAGATATTCAAAAGTCTGAAGCAAACTCAGAAGATTTTGTTTTGTTCGTCAAATCAAAGATTGAAGAAGGCGAAGATGTTTTGTTTGTCTTTGATGGAATTGATAAGTGGCTTGACTGTTGCACTTTAAATGTGACAGGTTCTTCAAAGATTGGAAAGCCCCAAAAGATGAAGTTTGAGTGGGGAAAGCGAAACGCACCATTCTATTCTCTTCTTATGATGTGCAAGAATCTTGATTGCGACCAAATCTACATTACTCATGCTAAAGCAGATTACGGCGCAACAGGAGAAGTTATTGGTTCTAAACCAAACTGGCATAATTGGGGTGATTATCTGTATCAAATTATTTCAACAAGAAGAACACGCAAAAAGAATGATGTTGTGTATAAGGCTGAATTACTCAGCAGTAAAACCAACACCGAATTAGTGGGCAAAACTTGGGAAACTCTAACCGTTGGTGGTGGAAATGTTTCTTGGGAAGGAATGCCTGAATTGCGTGAGGGATTGATTTGAATGACTTTCATTTAGATTGTGCATATTGCGGTGAATCTATAATTAGTTGGAATAGGCTATGTCAATATGGGGATTATAGGACTATTAAAACTGATAGAGGGAACTTTTTAGTTTGTAAGGAACATAGTCCGGCCAAAGTAAAAAAGAAATTTTCAAGAGTTCCTTGTCGCCACAAAAATAAAGACGGAACAGATTGCCGCTATGAGGCTAATAATGTAAAGCCGTATTACTGTGCAAGACATGGTGGTGGAAAAATATGAAATTTGAAGTAAATTCAAACGACCTAAGAGAAGCATTAGAAAGCGTTCAAGTGAAAGGCAAAGGAACAACAAATAGTGGGTTTGGCTCAACCAATTTCGGCACTTATGCTTATTTGGTGGCTGATACTGCTTCTATTGAAATATGGAATGGAAATGCTACCTTTTGTGTCAAAATTAGCATTGATGCCGAGGTTGAAGAACAAGGTAGGGTTTGTTTAAATAGTGAAACTGTTATTCCCTATCTAAAAAACTTTAGTGGCGAGAATATTATTTTTTCTGTGAATGATTTTATCCTTATCAATTGCGGAACGAAGAAGGCCTCAATTCCCTTAGTAGTAAATCATCCAAATGCTGATGCTATTTCAAGAATGCAAAACATGATGAATCCTATTTCATATGAAATTCAGCCGCAAACATTTTTTAACTTTGGTAAATCCAAGTTTGAAGGTGCATTTACTCTTACACAAAGACAATTACAGGATGCAATTAAAGCCTGTGAATTAGTCAAAAGTGGAGTGTATAAGTTTGATTTTAATAATGGGGTGTTGAATGTCTCAACACGCCAAAATGTTACAAACAAATACGAAGAAACAATAACTCCTGCTTTTCCTACGGGAGAACCTGCTACGGTGGAGTTTAGTTCACCAATTTATGCTTTCTTTGAGAAAGACCAGATGTTGAATTTTTATCTAAAAGATGACTTTCCTCTTTTAGTAGTAGCGAATGATAGAATACTGTTGAAAGCACCACATATTTCAGGGTGAATAATAATGATAATTAGTAAAATGAATGATGGAATGAGAATATATAAATCTTGGAGAGAAAACGGAGAGAAAAAACATGAAATTGTTTCCTTTAGACCTTACTTCTATGTTTTACAAGATGAACCTGAGCGACCTCACTATAAACCTACTAAATATCTTACTAGGGATTTTGAGTATCAGCGTGGCGATTGGGTTAATCTTGCGGGACAACCTTTGAAAAAAGTATTTGTTGAGTCAGCACAAGATATTAGGAACGCTAAGAATGAGTTTAGGGAAACCTATGAAGCCGATGTTCCTTTTCACTTTCGGTATTGTGTTGATGAGTTAGATGAAATGCCCGAATATAAACTGCGTAAGTGGTATTGGGATATGGAATGGGCGCAAGGTGGAGACTATCACGACCAATTGACTACTATTGTTGTGTATGATAATTACGACGAAGAATATATTCAATGGGTATGGTTTCCTGAGAAAATGCACATGAAACCTTCATTTCCATATGAAGAAATTTCTACGCCCCCTAACGGCCTTGTGCGTTTCTTTCCGTCAGAAAAAGAAATGATTGAGAATTTTATGAACACTATGATTGTTAAAGACCCCGATATGTTAATTGCTTGGTTCGGTCATTTTGCTGATTTACCAAAGTTATTTGAACGGGCTTGTGCGGTGGGTCTTGACCCTCGTATTATTTCACCAACTGCAACAGTTAAGGGAGTAAAATCTGTAAAAGATGGCTATGAGTTTAAATATTCGGAGAAAGGTTTTTCTCCAATTGAACAACCTATTGGCGGGCGAATTACTCTTTCTTTGGACTTAGCATTTGAAAGACAATGGAATGATTCTCAAAGAGGAACATTACCTTCTCTTTCTCTTGATTATATCGGTGAAACTGTTCTTGGTAAAAAGAAGTTAGTATCGGAAAAGTTTCCTGACCCTAACGATTTTTACCGAAGAGCATGGCTTGAAGATACAGCAACTTATCTTAAATATGCTTTAAGAGATGTTGAATTAATGGTTGAAATTGATGAGAAGAACTTTTGTAGTGAAGCAATTGTTTCTCTTCAACGATTACTGAAAGCACCATTTGATGCTTGTTTTTATGCTTCTCATATGGGTTCTATTTACTTTATGCGAAATGCTGATTGGAAAGCACCAACAGGTAGTAAAGTAGATAAAAGACAAGAATATGAAGGTGCTATGATTTACGACCCACTAAGCGAAGGAACCAATGGTTTGCACCTTAATGTAGCCGCTTTTGATTTTGCTGGTCTATATCCTTCAATGATGATTGCACGAAA